TGTGCGAGCAAATTGGGTACTCACTGTTAGCGCTCTTAATCATCTTAGAGCATTTTGTCTCAGCCGTTTTGACACCAGCTAGTCCGGTCATGTATAGCTGGAATGCGAGGGCATAAGCCTTTTCATCACCAGCATTTGCTAGTACGTTGAGAGCGTCTTCTGCCTTAGCATAATTCTCTTCCGAGAGGGCTTGACGCAAATTGCCAACAAGCTCGCTTGGTTTGAGAGATGCCATGTTAGAAGCAACAGCGGCAACCTTAGAATCAGTCTTCTTTTGAGAAACTAGACCATTGATACCAGCCTTATCAAAGGAGGCAATTGATCCGTTACACAACATAACGACTGGCTTTTGTAGTTTATCATTAGCTACTTTAACTGGAACAGTGAAAGCAACTTTTCCGGTTTCTAATGATACACCACAGAAAATGGTGTTCTCATCATTACCAGTAACTACAATTTGATGATTAGCAAATCCCATGGACTGTAGCTCACGGGAGATATGGTTCTTAGCGGCCCCAACTTTTTCTGGACCAAATCTCCAAGAGGCAAGACCTTGTGGAGTGGTGAACTTCTCTTCAAAAGAAACAAACTCATCAGACTTTGGAAGTGCAACATCTGCCTTAGCAGCGGCATCAACCTTGAGTCCAACGACCTGGCCTTGGAAGAATTCAGACTGACCCTGACGTTCTGCGTTCATACGGGTTACTGCTAACTCGGCAGCAGATACTTCACGCTTATCGCTGGCAGCATGAGTCAAAGCAGCAAGAATATCGGTAGCACCAATCTTGGTCTTAGAGCCGGCCTGTTGCTTCAAGTAAGCTTTGATAGTAGTGTGATTGAGGTCTTCTGGACCAGTATTACCCATGAATACTTCTGGTTCTACGACATCACTCTTCTTAACTTCTACAGGAACGTAGAAGGAGGTAACTCCCTTTGGAGTTTCGTAGTCGGCCTTGATTACAATGAACTTGTCATTACCATCGCTGATAGTTAGATGAGACGGCCTTAGATTCCAAGCATCCAAAGTAGTGCCAACTGACTTCATAGCCTTTTCAGCCACTGGTTGGGAGTATAGCTTGAGCGGAGCGTGCTTATCGAAAACGCTCTCCAAAGCATTGGCCAAAACCTGGTCACCTACATGATAGGCGTTGGCTTTGACGGCTTCGTCACGTTGATAAGTGGTAATTTCTGGCTCGACTGCTTCGCCAAGCTCATCTGATAACAACTCAGCAACCTTGGTGCCATGTTGATACAGCTTTCCGTAAAGAGACTTCAACTCTGCTTTACGAATGAAATTTGTGTTGTTGTCAACCATCTTATCGATAATTCTGGACATAGATCCAAGAGTTTTATCTTGAGGATAGACTTCAACGTATCGTGCTAGCTTAGCAGCTAAAATCGGAGTTGGGATTCTCTGATTTTCGTCCACTGCCTTTGCTAAGGAACCTACTAGTTGATGTATTTTATCAAAGCTCATTGAATACCTATTCCGTTAAACCAGTTCCGGGTATCGTCTAGATACCTCTAGTCTAGCTGTCTCACTTAGTTCACTCAATAAAGCCTTGACGAGCTTCTTGTTAGTGGCTAGTTTTTCTGGTAGGTACTGCTCGGCCTTGTGCAACTCTGTACTTGGAATACCGAGTTTAGAAGATGCCAATCTTACAAGGGGGTCACCCTTGTAAGAAATTTGCAAGTCATGACCGTTCTTGGTCACGAATACTCCCCAGGGATTAGAAGAGGCGGTCTTTTCGACTTCAGCCTCATTATCATCATATAGAGCAACGATGTAATCACCATCATCTGCGCTTTGAATTTGCCACAGATCGGCACCCTTGTCGCCATCTTTGAACCTAACAACATCAAAGGCAACCGTTTCTAACTGATCTTTTACATCAGCAAGACGATATGCCTTTTTTTGTAGTTGGGCCAAACCTGAGTAATCTATCGAAAATTTTGGCATCGTGTCTCCCGTTGAACAGAACGTACCCTTCTTAAATAGAGTAATATTGATACTAATTCTGTACTTTATTGGTAGTAAACCTACTAGGTAGATTTCAGATTATTACCACTTTTCATCGCGGGCATCACGCATTTTGTTGAGAATATCCTTGATCTTCTCATCATTTTCAATGATCTTGCGAATTTTCTTTCGGGCTCCGCCGTAAATCTTCTTACCATTCTTATAATCAACGTTTCCATTGAGCGACTTGGTAATAGAGCTTTGGTTGACATTTAGCATCTTAGCTATCTCCATCTGAGTATAACCATCTGCGTAAAGCCTAATTACTTCTCTTTGTCTTGGGGTCAGTAGTGTGTCTACGACTCTCCAAAATTCTTTCTTGAGCTGTTCCTCCAGCTCGATTAAGTCTTCATTATACTCGAAAGGATTCAATCTTGCAGAGATACTATCTTCGTTGCAAAATGCCTCCATCATGTCATTTGAACAAACTGTTTCGAGTAGCACCCACTGATATTTATCTGATCTGTTTTTTCTACGTTCCATCTTTGACCCCTCTATAGATAACAACACAAACACAATATATCAATAGAGGAAAGATGGAAATTTCAAGAAATTTCAATCCTTGACGCCAAAAGACAGCTCACCGTAATCACTAATTCCTCCCTTAGTGATGTATTCATCTATGTCTTTGAAGTCGTCTGATAAGTAAAAATTGCGAATATTGGCCATATGGCCAAACTTACTGATAATCCGTTTCCTCCCTTTTTGTCCCGAAAAATCATTATCCAATAACAAAAACATGTTATTCGAGTATCTGCTAATGACAGAAAATTGATAGGGAGTCATAGAAGAAGTGCCTAAAGCGACAATATTTCTAAACCCTATCTCCATTGCCTTTATAACATCGAACTGGCCTTCTACGATATAGACGCAACCTCGATCTAATATATGTTGCTTATTTTCGTAAAGTCCAAATACTAGATTACCCTTTCGGAAATCTAAAGAGTCTTTAGTATTCTTATACTTGGAGATTTTCTTTTCTTGCTGTTCCTTATCGGAAAGCAGGGTACGCCCAACCAGACCCACCGGCTGTCCGTAGGGGTTACGGAAGGGCATTACCAGAGGATAGTCCTCAAAGTAGCAGGTGGGTATCTTTCGAGGGAAAAGAGAGTCCTCAATTTCTCTATTGTAGAACAACCCTTCTTTTTGCAGGGCTTCCTCTCCAACCAAATCAACCAAAGCAGACAAATCTTGAACGCCTGGGAAATACCCAAACCGGAACAAATCTTGGCTGGTTTCATTAAGTCTGGAATCGAGATAGGACTTACTTGCTTGCGCTCCTGGATAATTATTCAACAGGAAGCGACATGATTCAACTATCTTGTCTAGCATTTATACGTCTTTGTTAGCGGTTCGTAGTTTGTCCTTCAGCATCATTTTGAAGGGCTCGCTGAGGTGGTCGTGCACTTTATTGCACCCCGGACAGACTATATCATCGTTGATGACCTTCGGCTGAGCCTCTTTTCCACACTTTGTGCACTTGACCCCGAAAGCGACCGCTTGTTTTTGCCTAAATTGTTTGAGCGCCTTCATCTGAACTTTGACGAAGTGCGTGACGTTAGGCATCTCCTGATCGCACAAGCTACAGTAGACTTTATCGGTTTTTGGATCCAAATAGGGCTCCATTTGGTTTCCGGTTCCCTTACAACCTTTGTGTTGGCAAAACATTGCGAATGGCATTATACTACCTCATCTAGAAGAACGCCAATCAATTTATCAGTGTTCTTTGGATATTCAACGTCTAGAATCACCCTATGGTCTCCAGCGCCGCTTACTCCGCAATGAGGTATAATTACCTCATCACAGTTTCTAGACTGCGGTTTTACTAGAATTTCCTTGTCACCATTAATAGTCTTCACTGTATGCTTACAGCCACGTAAAGCATCCAATAGAGGAATGGTTATATGGCTGACAACACTTGTGCCCTCAATATTCAATCCCGGCTCTTGAGTTACGTGTATGTGACAGAACGCATCGGTATGTTGATCAGCTAGCCCCATAAAGGAGCCGGCGTAATTTCCCATGCCCTGAAGGCGCAAAGTATTGTTATCAAGAATGCCCGCAGGCACAGACACGTGCACAGACACGTCTGCCTGTAAGGTTCCGCCACCATGGCAAACGTCACATTCGGCCATATTGGCCTGCCCATAACATTCGTTACAGGTCGTCACCATAACCATATTACCCTGTCGATTGATAACCTGGCCACGGCCGCCACACTTCTTACAACCGTTGTTGAGCTTGACATTGCCAGCTCCTCCACAGTTTTGGCACTTGCTTTGTCGAGAATACTTGATTTCTTTCTTGCAACCTAGGACAGATTCCTTGAAAGAGATAGTTAGATTCACTTCAACGTTTTCTAGTTGAATGACTTGTTGTCGATGGAATCCGCCTTGATGATAGGCAGACCGTCTGTCTTGTGGGTCAGTACTCTTACCAGTTTGTATGACCTGATTGGCTTCATTAATCTTTTTGAATCTATCCTCAGCGCCCGCTTCTTTATTTATGTCGGGGTGGTACTTTTTAGTAAGTTCGCGGTACTTCTTCTTGGCGTCCTCCGGGCTGGTGCCCTGAGGTATTTCCAGAGTTGCGTAGGCTTCCTTAAGATTCATTTTTTCTTACCCTTGGGCTTCACTAAGCCCGCTAATGTACGAGCGTGATAAAGGGCGACTGCCACACCGTCGGCTTTGTCGTAACTTTCCACTTTTATTCCGCCCTTCTTATTGTACTCGTAGGGGAACGTAATTCCTAAATGTTGGGCGACAAGGGCTGGCATTTCTTCTTTTTTTGGTAAATCCTTGCCGGTCTTTAGGCCATGACGAATAGTCATTACACTATAAAGAGTTGGGGATTTGCCCAAATAGTCATAAGCAGTCAGACAAATCATTCTGTTAAATGTAGTTAACATAATGACGGTTTTGGCTGTGCTCTTACCCTTCATAAATTGAATGATCTCTTCAATTGCAATATAGTCGGGTTTGGCATCCACAATA